TGTAGACTGGTTCAGCAATGTTGGAAATACAATTTCCACGCTGTCAGACTACATCAACTTCGGCCCAGCTTTAAAGTACGCGTACGTGATGGAGGAAACCGTCAGTACGCGAGACTATTTCGGCGCGGGGTTCGTCGACAAAATCGGCGGCATTCATGATCTGAGCTGCACGTTCAATCGTGTCGTAAAGACTCGTGACCTCGCGACGCCTTTCGTTTTCCGCCATGTTGATGGAGAACTTACTGGCCAGCAACAGGCAATAATCGCTGCGTTGGGCATAGCCCACGCTCCCGCGGTCTATCTCAGACCGTAGTATGCGATTTCTACCGCAAGGTAGCCCCGGCTCGGGTAAGATCCCGAAATCCGGTAACCTCGCCCCCTATGGGGCTTTCCTATTGGAGTGATGCCATGTTTGCTGATCCTCAGTCCGTCACAATCAACTCGGTTGCGCAGTCTCTGGCCAGAATCGGCCAGGGTCTGAATGCCGGTCTCTTTCAAAAGGATGACGAGAGCTACAAGCTCGCGATCAACCACGCGAAGGGGAACCGGAACCGTCGAGTTATCCGTCTGGATAACTACAAGGTCGCAACGGACCCGCTCGTCCCTGCCACTAACGCGCCCTTCCGGGCTGCCGTTTGGTTGGCGGTGGACGTTCCCAAGGTTGGTTACACAATCGCGGAGCAAGCTCTGCTGACGAATGGCTTTCTAGCCTATTTGTCGGCATCTAGCTACGCGGTCATGACCAAGTTCCTTGGTGGCGAGTCCTGACGGATAGTAACACAAGGTCAGTGTAGCATGGCTACGGAACTAGGCACCCTGGAAGGGGACCTCAGTGAAAAGCCTTATGTCACTCTGGCAGGTGATGCTGCTCGAAAGCGGCATCAGATGCGGCGTTTGCACCGTCCAGGACCTAACCACGGTCCTGGCGCGCGTTGAAGAAGAGGGTGAGTCATTCCTGACGATCACCTTACCTGACTTTGCCGTGGGCCTTCAAACCGCCCTTGACAATGGTCAGATAGCTCCATGTGACTTTCCGTCCTTCACCTTCGGGCGAAGGCAAGGAAAGTCTCTAGGTCTCCCCAAGTTCCTTCGGGGTTTCCTTGAGCAAATCTTCGACGCTGGAAGTGGTCGATTACTCGATGTTCCCTCCGTGGAGGCAATATCTTGTGTTCGTCAGCTTACGCTGGCTTTCTACAAGATTGAGCTGCCGTGCACCCCTGCACGTACAGCTACAGCCATGGAGGATTACATTGAGTGTGAGAAGGAAGTTAAAGGACACGACAGGACTCGCCCACAAGGGTGGGTTCATCGCTTTAGCCGTGTCGCTGATCTGCTTTACGGGCGTCTTTTTGCTCAGCTTGATGCCGAGCTCAAGGCATACCGCTTGCTTGGTCAGCACGGTCCAGGAGCTACTGCCGATTCCATTCGCGGAAACGCCAAATGGGATCAGCGGGAGTGGACCTGGAGGCTCGAAGAAGTCTTTCCCTCATCGGGAATACTATCTCCGAACGACAGTCACTACACGTGGCTGTCCCGTCTTACCTTCCTCGAACCCGGTCAGGAGCACCCAGTAGGGGTGCTCGCTGTTCCTAAAACGATGAAGAAGCCTCGCATTATTGCGAAGGAACCTACGTGCATGATGTTCGCACAAAAGGCCCTAGCTAATGCGTTGATCCCCCGCCTAGAGGTAGACAACCTCGTTGGGGGGATGATCGGTTTCGATGACCAGCCGGTAAATCAAAGGCTGGCTCGAATCGGGTCCTATACAGGACACTTTGCGACGCTTGATCTAAGCGACGCATCCG